CGCCCGTTGCCTTATAATAAGGATTCAAGGTTTCACCAAAGAGTTGTGTTTTATAGATAAGGACATCTGCTGCATAGCCGACCAGAAAAACTAAAGGCACATACTTATACAATTGGTTCAACTTTGACGGAAAGGCAAACCCAAATAAAAAATGGGAGAGAATCATGACAAAAATTAAGCAGACGGCAATAGTTAAACCGGCATTTACTGCGGAAATAAATGCCCGCATGGGTTCACTTGGAATACTTTTCCGTTTAAAATAAATTTCCAATGCTTTTACGGGCTTCGGCGAGTAAGATTGCCGCGAGAGATAATTCAAACCGAAATCAGATACAAAGCCGATAAAAAAATTAAGCAATAAAAGAAGGGCTATTATTTTTTTCATATATATGATCATATATTTATAATGATATATTTATAATGATATATTTATAATAAATCTATCATTTTTATTTTTACTTGGGATTAACTACTGGTAATTCATCCGTTACGAAAAATGCCACACCGGTAGAAGTCCAACTAATCACAATCGGCATCACATGCACTCCGTGTATCAAGGCGTTTTTTACCGCCATTCTATATTCATCGTTATACAAGGAAATTTCCATTTTATTGATATCTGTACGCTGAACAACATAGCCCAGTATGCAGCGTATAGTAGATTCGCTGGCTATGGTCGTTAAATCTTTTATTTTTTTTACTAATTCGGCAGTATCGGTATTGTCTTTTGCTGGAAAATATGCCGATTTGGTATTATAATCCATCTCGGTCATATCTAGGCGATTCGCGACAATCGCGTGTTTAAATACATCGGGTTTACCGTGATTATATTCTGCATGCGGGACATTATTGACTTCCATTACAAATTTCGTTTCATCTTCGCATATTCCAACAAAACTAAAGACAGAATCTATTTTGTCTTCCATGCGCAAGAGGGTATGTCGTTTAAATCTTCTAATGGGCGGCAAACATGCCATTAAATTCTTTTCCATGGCGCTTTCCATTAACTCCATCGCCAAATTATCATTTATCGCCATAATTTGCACATTGTTTACCGTCTCCTTGAAAGTCCCTAGAAATACGGTATGTGTTATTTTTTCGCCGGGCGGTGCTGGTACCTCATCACTTTCATCGGGTGGACAATAAGCCACAAATACATCTGTACCTGGCTCGGATAGTCCATCGCAACCGAGACAAGGGGTATGTGCTAATACTCTTCTATTTTCCCTAATAATAAAAACGTCCGATAGTTCCTCGCAATCTGGTAATTTTCTTGAAGGGCGGCTAAGAATTTTGGCTTCCGTCATTCCAACCACTTGTAAAATAAAGACGTCCGTCATGATTAATTGTTATTATTAATTTATATTTATACTGTAATTAAATCAATTTTTTAATAAATATATTTTTAATAAACATATAAATGATTTAATGTATATATATAAATGGATGTTAACAAATTATTACACGCCTTAGATAATGAAAACAACGAAGCGATTGTGGATTTAAATTATGAAAAAATTGCCAAAGACAAAAACGACATTCTCCAACAATTAAATTTACCGCGCGATATGTTGTCACAATTGCATAAACAATTAAAAATTTATCGTGTGGTCAATGATATAACCGATATGCGCTTTGGTAGTTATGTTCGGTGGATTTCCTTAAAAAATCCCAGTGTAATTAAATTAACCAATGGTGGTATCATTTGCGATATAAAAGCTTTGCCTGAAAATGATTTGCAAATAAAATGTAAAAATAAAATGAATGCCTTTTTTCAAATTAAATACTCGGAAGTTATTTTATTTCAGAAATTGAGTGAACAAGAACAAGTCATTTTAAAAGCAGTCAAATATTTACAAACCTAAGGTCCAAAGGCTAATTTAGACGTATATATTTACTTGCTCATCTTAATGATTTTTAATTTTATTGTTCCTTTTTTCGGTAAAAACCGGGCACCTTTTTTGCATTTAAATTTAAAAGTTTTAATGCCTTTTTTCCTTATCACACTATTATAGCAAATTGCAATTGCTTGTTTTTCTGTCTTGCCACTCTTTATGCCATTGCCACTCTTTATGCCATTGCCACTCTTAACACTTTTAATACATTTACACAATTTTGTTGCCAGTATATGTTCGGCTTTGGTTTTTCTATCTCTCTTCGGCATTGCCGAAAAATCAATTTTATAAAAGCGCAAGATATCTTTATAATCTGTATCAGTTAATTTCGTCGTAGACATTTATATATAAAAAATATAAAATAATGATATATCAGTGATAAATGCGCAATAAAGCCAGTGGTATTTTAAGTAAGATTAAAAATCATATGTTTTGGATAATAGTCTTGCTATTAGTACCTCTATTTATTTATTCTAAAAATATAATATCAACTATTAATACACAAGTGTCCAAAATGTTAAAAGGTAATCAAAAACCCTATAAAGTGGTGGTGTTTGATTTGGACGAAACCATAGGCTGCTTTATTGAATTGAGTATGTTCTGGAATGCATTGGAATATTTTTATGGACACAATTTATTCAGCGATAAATTTTTTGAACTGCTGGATATATTTCCAGAATTTTTTCGTCCATCTATTTTCCAAATATTAGACTTTATTCATAAAAAAAAAATAAACAAGGGATGCAATAAAATAATGATTTATACTAATAATCAAAATTTTAAAGATTGGGTGAAGATGATAAGTGACTATATAGATCTAACCTTAGGATATAAAGTATTTGATAATATTATCACTGCTTATAAAGTTAACGGAAAACAAATAGAAAGTAAACGCACTAGTCACGAAAAAAGTGTAGCTGATTTAATTCGGTGCACTGATATACCAGCGGATTCAGAAATTTGTTTTATAGATGACCTGTATCATCCTTTAATGGACAAAGAAAATGTATTTTATATAAATATTAAACCCTATACATTTTCCATGTCATTTAATGAGATGTCTCTTCGGTATTATAATTTGGTTTTGAATAAAAATAAAAATGCACCCTTAGGTGAAAGTGATTTTGTCAATATTATGGTTTCTTATTTGAACCAATATAATTATGCAGTAAAACCGAAAACCGAGCTGGAAGAAAAAACGGATGTCGTTGTTAGTAAAAAACTTTTATCGCATTTAGAAGATTTTTTGAAGCGTGAACGAATGCCTATTACACGAAAAAAACGGCTGAGACGAAAGAAAACACTGAAACATTTGGTAAAATAAAATATTTTTTCTATATATATAAATGGATCGTATTAGACAAGGTAGTCAGCGCACGGAGGAATTAAATGAGCGTATTTCAACACGCAATAATCCTTCGGCTCCATTGCAACCCCAATTTGACATACGCCCTCTTTCAACCAAGTATTCCATGATGCCTATATTTGATAGACGACCGATTCCAACCGTATCTATAAATGTGTTGCCGTCTTATGATATTACAACAACTTTTAATCCTGGTAATGTTCAAGCAGCTGCACCCTGGGCTGGCTTTGCAAATAATGTGAACGAGGAATCCCGTTTAAGAAATCAGTTTTTTGCAATTCAGCGCGGAGCAGTCCAATCTACCTATATTCCTTTTCGCTATAGTGACATGTACCAAGTTAATATTCCGGCAAATGAACAAGTGTTACAACCTTTTCCACGTCTCTTTGAAAAATACGAATTTGAACAATTTGATCCCGCTCCGAAAGACAATGGAATTAATTTCTTTGATAATTGCACACGGCAACAAATAAAAGAAATTGCGTAAAACGATTATGTATATATACTTACTTACGTTTACATTAAATTTAAAATAAATTATCTAATGTAAATGGCAGATACAACAACACTTAACGAAGATACAGATGAAATGATAGTAGATGAACCCCCTCAAATTAATTTTAATTTATGCAATGAGGCAGATAATGCCACTTTAAATTTTTTCACCAACCCAATGTACCTAGGTATTATTAACAAAAAAATGAAAGCAACCACGACCGATAATAAAAAGAAAGCGAAATTTTACCGAAAACGCATACAATCTCTCTTCAAAGATTTAATAAAAGAGGAAGAATCACCTACGCAAGAACTTAAGGAACTCTATGACCGATTTGTAAATTCAGCAATACATTATTTTGAAATGGTGGATAAAAAAGATATTATACAAGGGCAGCATACGATAGAGAATCATGCCATAGAAGAGGAATCAGTCAATGCCATAGAAGAGGACTCTGTCAATGCTATAGAAGAGGACTCTGTCAATGCTATAGAAGAGGACTCTACAATTGATCAAGCCAATAATAGAATGATGAAAAAAAACATACAATTTGCCAATTTAGATAACTATATTATTTCCAAGCACGATCCTTCATCAGCCGATGTTAGAATTATTCCTCTAAAAATAGAAATAGATTTGAAAAACCCTGAATTAAAAACAAAAGGAATCAAGCCGAAAAAATATAAAAAATCAATAAATATGGTAGAAGATTTATCTCAATAAATAATAGTAGGAATGCCAAGTAAAAATATGCGTTCAAAAACGCGTAAAAATCGCTACTTGTATAAATTAAACAAATCGCGTAGAATAAAAAAAGGAGGCAAACCTCCCGGTTTTAAAAAAGCCCAGTGTGCACCCAATAAAAATGATAAAATGAACAAGTATACATGTTATAGCGAGAAAGATTTGATTAAAATGAAAAATTTATGGAATGCTCGGCATCGTGATATGCCAATTTCAGATACAAATCCGCGTGATATTTGGAATAGCTTGAAAGCAAAAATGGAAAATGCATGTCATACAGAAGCTTGCTGGCTAAAGCAAAAATTTATGGATAATAATATAGATAATGAATTAATGGCTTATACATTTGCTCCCAAATCACCCGAAAAATGGAAAGAAAACCATAATACATGGTTAAATAGTACTGATATTGAAAAGGTCATGAAGCAATATGAACATACTTATCCCTGTTTTCGTTTTATCGGTCCTACTCCCATAGATTTTGATACCTATATTTACGAAAATAAATGTGTGTGGGATGAATTATGTAAATTTAATTTAGGGAAACACATCAAAGATGGTATCAATAAAATTGGTATTATATTTAATACGGATCCCCATACAAAAGGTGGATCTCATTGGATATCACTTTTTATAAATTTAAAGAAAAAATTTATATTCTTTTTTGATAGTAATGGGACGAAAATGCCACCACCCATTAAAGTCTTTTGTGATAGAGTTATCCAGCAAGCGAGTGAATTGAACATCACATTGACATTAGATGAAAATTCACCCTTTACTCATCAAGAAGGTAATACCGAGTGTGGTATGTATTCGCTTTACTTAATTGTCACTCTCTTAAAAGATACACACACTTATAAATTTTTCAAACATACAAAAATAAGCGACCGCGCTATGGAAAACATGCGCGATAAATATTTCAATCCTATGTTATAAATAATATAAACACATGTAGTTTTTATATTATAATGGCTCTTTACACGCAATTTACCTCTAACCAAAATAAAGGAATCATTTGGAACATTATGTGTGAAAATGGAATATTCAATACTATTCCGGAGAATAAATCCGTTGCGGTTAAATTAGATTTTGATAAAAAAATAAATATGATTGGTGAAACTATAACAGACGCCGATCAATTAATTAAATTAAATAAACGAGCTATCATAGAAATGGTTAAAGATATTAAAAAATATTCTGTAACCACCGCAAACAATGCAGCGGTACAACCAATGTCGTTGAATTATAATGCAGGTGATATTTCCCAACAACGGCAAAAAATATTTGAAAACGAATTGAAAATAAAACAAACAGATTTTGAAAAGTTTAATAGTAAACCTGTACCAGAGAAAATAGATTTTTCAGATAAATTAGACGAACCAATGGGATCGGAAATAGATACAATATTAGCCGAACAAATTAAAATAAGAGAAAAACAACTGCATATGGTATTAGAAAAACAGGATAAAACCGCTGCCAATAAATGGTTACAAAATGGGCAGCCACCGGCAACAATAGAGAGAGTAACACAATCGCCGTTATTGGATAAGAATACGCCTATGGCTATGGCTATGCCT